AATGTCCATTGGCCTGTTGCTGGGTCGTGTTCCAGTGCCGTATCCGGCCCATACATATTCGGGTCGGCGTGTTTGTCAAGTATGCGGCTTATCTGCGCAATACGAACCTCAAGCTCTTGAATTATGCTGTCTAAATCGCTGTAATCGTCCAGGCCAGTTACTCTGTCAGTGGTGAGGATATTGTTCACCGGAACAACCAAGAATTCATCAACACCAGTTTCTGTTTCTTCTTGCTCTATAGCCGGGCCGATTATGTTATTCTCAATCGGGTATTTAGCTGTGATTATCCTGCCCTTTTCGTGTATCTCTGTTTGGAGATACTTCTTTGTAACGGTCTTGCCACGTTCCTGGGTGTCCTCTTCGTATGTCCAGGCTAAAACATGGGCCTGAATCTCTTTGATATTGTCGGGTTTGACCACCGGGAACCATATCGCCGGCTGCTGGCCTTCGATTATGGCTCGGCCGTCATAGCGGACTTTAAACAGCCCAGTCCCGTAGCGGCTTACGTCCAAGGCAACCTCATAAGCTACGTTGAAAAGGCCGTTGTCCTCGATGATGCGCTCCACGGTTTCCTGCTCAGGGCTTTCCTGGTTGCCAGCAGTAATCCGCGGCGGTTCCCCCAAAAGCAGGTCCGCAAACAGCAGCGTCAGCCGTTTATGCCAGTTCAACACCATTTCAAGTGTAGCCTGCTGGTCTTCACGGAGTAGCCTTATCCAGTCTTTATATACCTGCTCATGCTTGCCCTCGAACAACAGCCTATTTTGAGCATATCTTTCCAACCGCTCCACCTCGGTCGGNGGNGGCCAGGGCTTGCCTGGTTCTAAAAATGATAAACTTGTGAGCAATGCTTACACCACCTTTTTACCAGCCGGAAGGTTTTCGTAGCACAGGTCTCTTTTCAAAGAATTCATCCTCATACGCATATCGGAGAGCGTCAATAAGGTGATTGTCCTTATCAACAGGTACCGGCAACACGTTTCCATTTTTATCCTCTTTCCATTTATATTTCATCAATTCGTTTTTCATATTTTGACACTTTACATCCACAACAATAGTATGCTGCTGCAACCACTGTATACCATGATTAACGCTGTCTTTGCCCTTCTTGGCGCCGATGGCATTAACTCCATACTGCCGCAGTTCCTTAATGCTTTTGGGCTCTGCGCTGTCACATACAACCAACTGATTACCGATTACCTTTTTAACCTCTGTCGCAAGTACGTCNTTNGTAAGCCCCGNCATATANANTTCNTCAAGCACATATATTGTNTTTTTCTTCCNGTCATAATGTGTGTGTATTAAAGCCGACGGGTCTTCAGCAAAACCAAAGTCAAGACCGTTCCTGAAGTTATCCGCAATGGGTTTGAGCCATGATAAATCCTCAACCCGCCAGTTCTTGAAAATAACCGCGCCTAAAACACCCCAGTTGCCCAGAGTGTAAACCTCATAAAAGTACTTGTCTGTTTCATCCTCCAGGGCCCTAATATCCTGTTCAGTGAGAAACCTGTTGTCCTTATACGTCGTTTTGAGNATTGANANTTTATCGTCTTTNTATNTTCTCTTGCTATCATCCCAGACGTTAAGGAAAAATTCTTTATATATCCAATGATCCTGCAAAATCGGGTTAAACGACATTATCAGCCGTTTGCTAACTTTTGACTTGCCACGCAATCTTTTTGTCAGCTGCTTATATGCGTTATAGTCAATTTCGGTTGCTTCCTCAATCCATATATCGGTAATAACACCTTTTGCCGGTGTGATCGATTTTATCTTTTCAGGGTCGTCCAGCCCACAAAACAAAATCTGATAGCCATTGAAGCATGTTATCGTAAATTCTGATTTTAAGACAGTAAAAAAGCTATTAAGCCCCATACTGCTAATAGCTTTGATTATCTCATTATATACTGAGCCTCTAATAGTTTTGGCTACATTTCTTATAACTAAATAGTTTCTGCCGCCTTTCATTACGTCAAGGACTGTGCGTTGTGCTAAAAACACCGATTTGCCGGAAGATGAGCCGCCGTAAAATATCTGTGTCGGCGTATTATCTTTCAAATAGGGTATATATACATCGTTGAATATCTTGGCACTTACATTAAGCCTAACCTTCCTTTTCTTCGTATTCGTCATTATCATCAACCAACTTTACTTCCACCTCTACGTCATGGTCGAACTTTCCTTCCATATTGTAGTGGCTTAACTCCTTCCACTCCCCGTTGCTCCTGTTTACCAAGTAGAATTTTTGAGCAAGTACATTCCCNGAAATTGCTGACATAAACAACGCATCTTCCACTAAATGAAGTCTTATTTTTTTAGCTTCATCGACTTCCTTTGCAAACTCAGGGTCTGCTGCTCTTGCTTTCCTATACGTGGAGGTGTCAATACCCATAGCCTCGCAAATGTTTACTATTGTATTGCCATTGGCTATTAGGTTAATAAATANCTGTTTTTTTCTTTCTGTAAACTTACGCCTTGGGGCCATCACTCAACACCTGCTTCTTTAACAGCCTTTTTAATCAATTCCTTAATATGAGAAGATCTCTCCCTTGCTGCCTTGCCACTCTTAAACGGTATTCTGATAACCGCACAAGCTTTATCACGAACCACCAAAAACGAAACAAGCTCATCCTTTTCGTCAACCATCGCTTTTGCTATTTCCTTTGCTATTACTAATGTCAATTCATTAATTTTGGCTAGTCTTTTTTGTTCATCATCCTTTGTCTTTATATCTTCTGCCGATAGCCTGGGGAATAATTGCGATGTCGGATACCTGAATAAGTCAATCTTTTCCGGGTTTAACTTGTGTTGTCGTACCTTTTTGATAATTTCGCCCTTTGATATGTCGCCTTTTATCAGGTTCAGATTATTTACCAGGTTGAATTCTTCTTCCTTATCCATATTTCTTTCTATAACAACAACCTTAACCGTGTTATGGCCAAGCGCTTTCCAAGCCCGAATCCTGTGATGCCCTGCTATAATACGATACCTTTCTCCATCCTTAACAACAACCGGCAGCTCTATCATGCCCCACTTCTGCAACTCTTTTTTCAATCGCTCAAATACCATAGAATCTTCTTTGTTGGCCGACAACTCGTTTTCGTTCAATCTGCTTATGTCAACTTCGATGATTTCTCCATTCAAAACATTCTCCTCCCTTTAAAATCCAGCGAATAGTCATGTTCATAGTCGCCTGCTACATACTCATCCCATATGCCTGCTATCAAATTTGTAAAATTCGGGTCCTTGTTATATCTGGCTTTAAGCCTATCCTGCATCAAGGCCAGATATTTGTCATAGTTCCTCATCGCCTCAATGCACAGTTCCACAGCCTCTCCCTCGTTTGTATAAACAAGCGGCCAACCCTCGCCCATAAACGTTTTCATCCACGGCCTCTTTCTTATAACCGGGACAACGCCAAGTTCCAGTAGTTCAAGGTACCCCAGCGGCTGCCCTTCAACCTCGGACGTAATCAAGAGTACCTTTGCATTGCCTGCTTCTTTTCGGTACTCCTGCGAATCGAGTCCTATATAAACCCTAGGGAATGTCTCTTTTATGTGCGTCAATAACCTGCTCCTTGACGCGGTTATTGTCGGAATGAAAAACTCTACATCTATACCCCTCCCCAACAGTACGGCCATTATTCTTGTCGCTATGTCCGGCTTTTTTATAATGTTCAACCTTCCGCTCCACACCACTTTATCCGCCTTCTCCGGCAGACCATCTAAAGGCTTATACTTCCATAAAACCAGCCGCCTTATTTTTTTGTTGGAGTTCGGGCATACCCGGAATAATTTTTTATCTGCCATCTCGTATTCGGTATCATTATCCAGCACAACAGCATGAACATTTGGCATATTGCCCACCATCCACCAAAACAAACTTTCCTCATATCCATCAATAGGAAATTCTGCCACTTCCTTTTCAGGTACTTTTGGAGAAACGTAAACTATCGGCTTATTTCTTAATTTTATTCCGCTGTTTTCATGCGTTAGCATATATGCTAACATAACTGCTGTCATTCCGCCGGTAATGATTATGTCTGCGTCCTCCAGAACATTTTCATGATATGCCGCTAAAACAACCTGTCTGTACCTTGCCACAAGAGAATGATCCTCTTCTTTATCAACTGTCACCTTGTACGTTTCCCCGGTAAATGTCCTCCAGTTTGCCGCATTGGTGACAAGCAGATTCGTGCAATTCCAAGGTACCTGCTTAACAAGACTCGAAAAAAGAGAAACCAGGCTTTCATTTTCCTGGTTTCCAGCTGCTATCCATATTATTTTGTTCGGGGTTCGCACATTGCCTCCACTCCTAATTAAATATACTCATTTGCGCATTGCCTCCTTGCACTTCAAGCACTCCGGAGCCATGCACCTGCTCCCGTATCCATCCCCAGCCCTTTTCCTGAACCAGCCGGCCGATTTCCCTGTGCTGGGAATAGTGACCGCTCAAGAGCGTGATCCCCTGGCGCATTTTCCTTCCCTCGTAGGTGTGGCTGTCTGCCATCACTTTGGGAATGCCTGTAAAAGGTGTTGGATCTATCTCACGTTTTCCGCCCCTGATTTCCTTCCTCAGCTTATACCATGTATAGAAC